CCTCCCGTTCTGCCTGGTCAACCAGTTCCAGCTCCACTAACACCAGCTCAGTTATCGGCACTAACACCAGAGCAGTTAGCGGCCTACCGAGCAGCAGGCGGTCAGGTTTTAGGTCAGCCAGGTCTGCCAGGTGCGCCAATTGTTCCAGCTTTACTAACCCAAGCTCAAGTATCGGCATTAAGCGCATCTCAGGTATCAGCACTAACGCCGGAACAGTTAGCGGCCTACCGAGCAGCTGGAATACAAGTTCCTGGTCAACCAGTTGTTTCACATTCTTAAAAAGTAAGTTACAAATCAATCCAGTCTTTCTCCATCCCAGAAAGACTGGATTTTTTTAAGGTTTCGCTGTAAATGAAATTACTACCTTCAACATTACTGCTCACACTATTTGTTGGCTTGAAATTAAGGCGCTTCGTTGACTGGTCATGGTTGTGGGTGCTATCCCCTTTATGGTTATCCCTTATCATAGGCTTCATTGCCTTCGTGGTATTTTTATATGGAGCGATTGAGTAATGACGGAAGCCGATAAAATTCATCACTGCCGAAAGTTAGTATTAGATTATTTCAAGGGCGACCATAAGCGCGCCCAGATTTGGTGGAATGTGCCGAATCCACTACTTGGCAAGACAATACCGAATAACATGATCAAGCGTGGCAGAGTTAATAAACTATTAGCAATGATTGAAAACGCACTGGCTGGGATCACACCATGAAATTTGAAGAAGCATTAACAGCCATGAGAAGTGGCGCGAAAATTCGGCATTCATATATGCCAGAAGATGAATATTATCAAGCGTGCTATGTAACTATAAACACCGAATTCCTTAGCTTGCCACCAGAATCAATTGAAAAAATCAAATCTCGCGGAATGAGTATTGTTAAAATGAAAGGTGGAAATGCACATCCAGATATGAGGCCAAAATGTATATTTCCACAGGAAAAATGCAGTATTGAACCTAAGTTACATTCATATCCGCAATTGAATTTATTGTGGCTTATGATGGATGAGTGGGAAGTTATGGCATGACAGTCGAAGAATTATTTGAAGAAGATGAGCGCGTCAATCGCGTTAAACCAGCAAGAGAATTTACGGATAAATCTGAATACCTGAAAGCAATGGAGCTGCTGTATGGACAAAGAGGAAATAGTAAGCGAACTATGGAAACTGATTGATAGATTGACTGAATTATCGGAAGCGAAGGAAAGAGCTTTAAAGAATCAATCTGACCAAGTAGAATAATTGCTCTGTGGGGCGCTTGTAACGCCCCGTACAGAAAAATTCCATTTACTCTAATCGCATGAGTAATTTTATAGGAATGTTGCTGGAATGCAACAATCTATTACTCATTAAGGCTAAAAAATATGATTATCCCCCCGTTTGGCAAACCGTTGTACGATTTAATTCAGTCCGGTAAAAGACCCCATAACAGCATTAATGTATTTATTGGCAGGCAGGCATGGCAGAAAGGCCGCGCGTTTTCCAAGCCTTATCCATGCCGAACAATCGCTATCCCTCCCTTTCATGACCCATTAAAATACAATTTCCCCGTCACAAATTGCGACGTTCTTATATTCGACACAGGTGGATGTGACGCTGAATATATCGAATGCATCGTGTTTGAGCTTCTCTTAAACCAAGCTGCCATTGTTCGTGTAATAGCAGAGGACTTCACTTATTTCGGTACTTACAAAAAGGATTTGTAATATGTCAAAGAAATACCCTAATGATAAATCACTTCCAGAATTGAAAATAAAATTTGAAAAATTTTTACCGCTTTCCAGTGAGCATTTTGGCGTTGATATAACAATGGCTAAGGATGTCATTCCTAAATCACAGCCTTGGTTTTGGAATAAAATAATTCCATTGGATACCAGCACGCTATTTGCTGGATTTGGGAATAGTGGTAAATCTCAATTATTAATTTTTATTGCCGCACATGTTTCATCAGGAAAATCTTTTCGAGCATTTGGAGCTGAACATAAGTTTGATCAAGGTGGCGTTATCCTTCTATCTGGTGAAGATGATCCAGAATATCAGCTTGTTCCTAAATTAATTGCGGCAGAAGCTGATTTATCGAAGATATATATTCTAAAAATGATGAAGCTGCCCAATAAACCCAAGGAATTACTCGATTTATATGCTCATTTATCATTATTTGAAGACACGATTATAAAAGCTAAAGAAGAAAATAATGAAATTAAATTTGTTGTCCTGGATCCAGTGCAATATTTTATTGGTGAAATGAAAGATCATAATCCTGTTGTGTGTCGATTTATTGCTGTAATTAATGACATATGCAAAAAATATAATTTAGCATTAATAATGAATAAACATTTAAGAAAAAAAGGAACTGGAGAAAGCATATCCACTGCCATAGATTCTGTATCAGGAAGCGGAGCATGGACAACCTCACCTAGATCATGTTGGCTTATTCAGCGTCACCCTATAAAAGAAGGCGTCATATTAATTGCTGACTTAAAAGGCAATCTAAGAGAAAAAAATAAAAAGTCATACGCTTATAAAATAGAATCTGCCGTTATTGATAACCCTTACGATAAAACTAAAAAAATCGAGACTACACGTCTTGTCTGGCTTGATGAAATGGAAGATTTTAATGCTGATCAAGCATTGAATGCTGTTCCGCTTTCTTCAATTGAGCAAGAGATAAGGAAATGGATTATTGATTTTCTCTTAGACTGCAATAAAAACCCTAATAATGGCGCTATGTTTTCTGCCTCTGAATTATATAAAGAAGCTATGAGTTCAGGTTATAAAAAAGCCACTTATTATAAAGTTAGAAAAGAAATGATCGAAGCTGGCAGTCTACAAGAAGTGATAGAAGGGAAAGGAAAAAAGGTAGAAATGCTAAAACTCGTTGATCCATTTTCGTACTAGTCTATTAGTAAAATTTTTAAGTGTCTGAAAGGAGTAGACTGTAGACTGGAGTAAACTGGTACTCGCAAGATGTTGATTTAATAAGAAAAAAATCAGTTTACTGCCAGTCTACTATGAGTCTATTAGTAGACTGAAAGCTGTATAAATATTATACTCCAGTCTATTAGTAGACTGAGAGTAGACTGAGAGTAGACTAATAAAATATATAATAAAATTATATATTTATTATATTATTTATTACTCAGTCTATCAGTCTACTGATTTCTCAGTATTCTGAGTGAACTGTGCAAATTTTAAATTTAACTTTTGGAGAAAATGAAATGAAGTTCGAATGGGAAACAATGGCAAGCCGTGAAAGTGCGCATCATTTATTTTTAGTTGAAAGAGGAAAGGTAATTGGAGGATGGATTGTAAGAAATAAATGCTTGGATGGTTCAGGGTCTGTTCCTCTTTTGTCCGAATCTATGGTATTTATTCCCGATCCTCAACACGCATGGAGCATTGACGAGAATGAAGGAAGCAGGAGAGGCGAAAAAACTCATACATTGGGCGAGGATGAATTACCAAGTACGGGATGTGCTATTTAAAATAAACAACGAAGGGTCGCGGAATGCCATCCACGGCTTCAATAATCGCCTTGAGGGCATCTTGCCAGGGGTGAGCGACTATTTCCTTCCCTTGGCGAGAGGATCGTGGCACGGGCTGTTTTTGGAGCTTAAAAGGGAATCCGGTTATTCGATCTCACCTGACCAGAAGGCTTGGGTGACCAGAATGCGCGCAAATGGGTTTGCAGCGGGGTTCTGTTTCGGGGCAGATCACGCCATACGAGTCATTGAGAGGTATTTGGCATGCTAGTAAGCAAATGCTGTAAAGAGGTTCTTCGGGTCATTTCCGGTTATGAGGGAACCGCCTATTACATTTGCGAAAAATGTCATTGCCCTGATGATGGCGTTTTTGTGTTAGATTTCTCAGAATGTGAAGCAACTTTAGAAGGGAAGGACGAATGACACTCGTATTGGATGGAGATTCACAGCAAAAATTACGCGCTCAACTCGCACATGATGAGGGGTTCAGGCAATACCCCTATATTGACTCTACAGGAAATGAAACCATTGGATATGGGCGTGCATTAAAGATTGAAGGGATATCCAAAGATGAAGCCCTTTATTTGATGACAAGCGATATTCAAAGATGCGAGCATGAATTATGGAATTCCTTCCCAGCATATGCCACCTTGAATGACGTTCGTAAATCCGTGCTAATCAATATGAGCTATAACCTGGGCATAGTGGGATTGATGGGCTTTCGTGCACTGATCGATGCTATCACCCGATCTGATTGGGAAGCAGCAGAGGCGGCCATGCTGGATTCAACGTGGTATCATCAGGTCGGTACACGAGCGCAACGATTGGGTAAGATGATGTTAACTGGGGAGTGGATGAATGTTTGAGCGGGATGGTTCGGTGCAATTGGCATTATTGTTTATTATTCTGGTGTTAACAGTGGGTAAAATTGTGTATGATGTTTATTTAGACAGTATGGGTCCTGCGGTTGAGACCTCTTATTTATTTTTTGATGATGTAGGCAGATAAGTGACGCTGGGTCAATTTATAACAAAAAAGCGTAAAGAATTGGGTTATAAAAAGGGTGAATTTTCTAAAATAATAGGCATTACTCGTGGCTCATTGAAAAGCTGGGAAGATGATAAATTCATGCCAGCTGGCAGAAATAGGAGAGAATTAATGAGGGCTCTACAATTCACTGAGCGAGAAAGAGAATTGTATTTTAGTGGGAGTCATCATGCCTAGACCATCAGAATATACATTGGAATTAGCTGAAGAGATTTGCGAGAAAGTATCAAATTCAAGTATCGGTCTAAATAAGTTATGTGCTGAAAATCCTCACTGGCCATGTGATTTGACTATTCGTCGATGGGTTGTCAAACATGCTGAGTTCTGTTCTCTTTACGCACAGGCAAAGCTAAATCGTGCAGATTATCTCGTTGAAGAAATCCTTGCGATTGCCGATGATTCAACGAATGACTTCATGAAAGACAAAGACGGTAATGAGAAGGTCAATAGCGAGCATATTAACCGTTCACGCCTCAGAGTCGATACCCGAAAATGGATAGCCGCTAAGTTTGCTCCAAAGGTTTATGGCGAGAAAATCCAATCATCGCATACCACTGAAGGCAGTCTACTTGAGAAGCTGATTGATAAGCTGTAATTGATTTATTTCTGTGCTTACCTCATAATTGACCTGAAATTAACTCCCTTTAGCTAAAAGGATTTAGACGCAATGGCAATTCAATTCATACGTAGAGATTTTGGAGACGTAGTAACAATAGTCCGTATGGTGACGACAGACTCACTTTCCACCGTTGGCTCACTCAATTACATCCTCAATCAAGCAGCAAATATCGTGATTGCAAACAATGGCGCATTTAGTTGGCTGCCGAATGATGTTGTGTTGGTAAGCGGTTCTGACGGGTTCTCGCTCTTCAACATATCATCGAATTTCAACTCGCTGGTATTAGTTGGATCAGGCGCTCAACAGGTATCTATCCCACTGACAGCGGTTCAAATTGATGGCATGTATGCAGCACCTGTTTTGGTATTACCAGCGCCAGCAGCTGGCTCGCTTAACCTGGTAACAAGCGCAACGCTCAATCTTTCTTATGGTGGTACAGTATTTGCAGCGGGTGGCGCGATTGCCGTTCAGTACAAAAATACCGTGCATGGTGCAGGTGTATTGGCAACTGGTACGATTTCAGCGGCCACACTGATTGCAGCGACAGCGAATACAACCTTGGTATTCCCAGCGGCAGCCAGCGTCTTGTCTGCCAATGCAATTGTGCAGCCACTTTATCTGTCAAACGATACGGCAGCTTTCACAGGCGGCACAGGTTCGACAGCGGTATTGAATGTGGTCTACAGAAATATTCCAGCAAGTTAATCAGGAGCATGAACATGAGTATTGATGACGGCGAAGCAGGTCAAGTTGAGAATGTAAAAGACAAGCATTATGTTGCGTGCGATAAATCGTGGGAATCTCGCAATAACATGGATATGAACAAGGGCATGGGATACGGGAATATGGCTGATCAAGCCAATACTCCACATCCTGCTACTACGATGCATGGTGAAAAGCGCAACGTGCAGCTTAGTCCAGAAATGCCGGGTGAAAATGAGTTTAATTACGATAAGAATCGCTAGGGTTTCACTCCTAACATAATCACTCAACCTTGCTAGAAATAGTGAGGTTGGGTATTATGCTGTTTTATTCAATTTTAGGAATGAATCAGAATGTCAGTAACAACCGATGAAATGAAAAATACCGCGCCAGTACCAATGACAGAAGAACAGAGAAACATGGCTGTCAAAGAGTTCATGTATCAAGAGTATCTAAAGAAGTACCAAGAGCTATGCAATCTCACCAATCAAACACCGTTCCATCCTGAATTGCGACGATTGATTGCACAGCACCTTGATACTGCATTTCTTTGGGCTAAAGAAGCGTTTAATGCATTGCAGATGCCTGCCGATCCAATCAAAGAGCCAGACGCACCATTACTTCCTGCTAAGCGCACACGTAAGAAAAAGAAAAAAGCCAAGAATGGTAAGTGATGACAAGCTCGATACATTAAGAGATTTTAAGAAGTTTGCCCCGGCATTCCTGACCATTCGGACTAAGTCGGGGCTTCCTTCCAAGTTTACATTCAATCGCGCTCAAACATACCTGCATAATCGTTTGGAAGACCAACGCAAAGCGACTGGTAAAGTACGCGCTGTTATTTTGAAAGGGCGGCAGGCTGGATGTTCTACGTATGTTCAAGCACGATTCTTTCATAAGGTCATTACATCACGTGGTAAGAAAGCATTTATCCTCACACACGATAAAGAAGCCACAAATAACCTCTTCAATATGGCCAAGCGATTCTATGAGAACCTGGAAGACGGGTTGATTCCGAAAGCTGGAACTGAAAATGCCAAGGAGCTTTACTTCAAAGAGTTCGATTCAGGCTATGCGATTGGTACGGCGGGCAATAAAGCGGTCGGACGCTCACAGACTATTCAATTGTTTCACGGGTCGGAAATAGCATTCTGGCAATTTGCCGAAGACCACTCAAAAGGTATCATGCAAGCAATCAGCAATGAGCCTGATACTGAGATAATACTTGAGTCAACAGCCAATGGCATCGGTAATTACTTCCATTCACGTTGGTTAGCGGCTATGTCACCTGATAATGAGTACCAAGCCATATTTATTCCGTGGTATTGGCAAGAGGAATATGTTTATGATGCTGAAAACATGCATTTGACCGAGGAAGAGCAGCATTTCTTCGAGATGTACTCAGGCAATGGCTTAACTCGCGAGCATTTAGCTTGGCGACGCATGAAGATTAGCGAGTTTTCCAAGGATTATGACGCCGGTAAGGAACATTTTCAGGTTGAATACCCATTATCAGCGACAGAAGCGTTTAAAAACCCGATACACAATGTATTTATCAACTCAAAATATGTAGAGAAAGCGCGGAGGGCAGACGTTGAGCCGAATGGGCCTCTTATCATTGGTGTGGATGTTGCTATTAGTGATCGTGATCGTTCTGCCATTATCCGCCGTAAGGGAAGGCATGCTTATAATCTTGAGCGCATCAGCGGTCATAATACTATGGAACTCGTTGGACGAGTGAAGCGCGTTATCCAGCAAGAACACCCATTGAAAGTTTACATCGATTGCATTGGTGTGGGCGCTGGGGTGGTTGATCGACTCCAGGAGATGGGATATGACTGCGTGGAAGGCGTGAACGTGGCGCGGTCAGCGAATGATAAAGAGAAGTTCAAGAACCTGCGTGCTGAGTTGTGGAGTGATATGCGCGATTGGTTCTATGGTGAACTGCCAGTGCAAATTCCTGATGAAGATGAATTGCATGGTGAGCTATGTTCGTTAGGGTTTAAAGAGAATTCAAGTGGGCAGATACAAATTGAATCAAAGGATGATTTGCGTGCTCGTGGTCTGCCAAGCCCTGATGGCGGAGATAGTTTAATGCTGACATTCATGGGTGGATACTTTGGTAATAATAGCAATGCAATCGAGGTTGATAGATTATCACCTTGGGAAAATAAAATGTATCGTTAGTCTTGACCTTCCATTCATAATTTGTAATAATTCCTCATAACATGGCTTGCTCCTCTGCGAAAGTACGGGCAGGTTCTCGTTGTGGCAATATCGTGCTATCACGCGGATAGCAGGGTTAATTTGAATCACCTTTAACGACGCTCAGGCGGTCTGGGATATTGCTAAAATTAAAACGCCTGCCCCTAATTCCTTCGGGGTATTCCAACTGCGCCGGTCAGTGGCAAATCCGGCATGAATTTTAACGAGCGTGTGGTCTACCAGCCCATCGAACCTGTAGACATCTGGCCTCGCAATTATCGCGCCTGACGAAGCTTAGGCAGAAACCTAGGGTAAATCCTAGGTCGCGTGGAATAGCCCCAGCGAGGGAATAACTGGCTATCTAGGATGGGCATGAATATCCTCCTTTGCATATGCGAGGGTGAAATGACTGAGCCTGACAGTGATATATTCAGGCATGAATTATGGCAACCATATAGGCCGTTCTAGCGCCGCATTAAGATGTGGAATGCCGATTCAGGCGTATGGTTGCCAATTGATATGGCTGTGAAGCTCGGGCCAAGTAGAGCGTGCCTAGTAGATGCCTTGATGTCTCGATACCCGCGGTATCTTCAAGGCTATAATGTGCATCACTGAGGATGTAGCAGCCACCAAATTGTAGTAAACATACTACAGCGCGATGTTGTAGTAGATTTAGCACAGGAATGAGTGATGGATATAACTGAATATCGTTTAATAGTTACTGGAAGAAATACTCATGTTCATATTGATAAAGAAATAAGCGTCGAATTTTATTATGGTGGCAATGAAAGTATAATTATAAAATCTGAATCATATGATACTGAGAATGGTATAGAGGCCATGATTATTCCACGCCATATCCTTGAGAAGTTTATAGAGATGATCGCAATATGACAATCCAAAGTTTGGCAGAGCAAAAGCTTGAGCTTAAATTTGCGACCCTTAGCAATATAGATGAGGGGATCAGGTACGCACGTGAAAAAATATCCAAAAACCGTGATAACAGAGACGTTATTCTAGCCCTGACAATCAGCATTCAAGCGTTTAATGAATTAAAGGCAGAGTTGAAAGAGTTTTGGGGGTTCAAATGATAGAGCAAGGAATTATTCATGCCTAAAGAATATTATGTTACTGGTTCGGTTACTGTCGATATTTATGTTGATTATTCGATATTGTGTGCAGATGAGTCCACTATTGAAAGTGTTAAAAACCAAATTGTTGAAGATATCGAAAATGAAACAAATGGCAGAGCTTCATTGATACAGTTAGATATTACAAAGCTGGAATTATATTCTGATGACTAAATACCGCATGCCTACTTGTGAACGCTGCGAGAAAAAATATGACCCGAAAGCTGAGGTGCAAATCCACACCTGCACACCTCAAGGCGCATGGCGCAAGGGGATGGATGAGGGGATAGCTATTTGTCTCGCTGAAATAACAGCTCTAATTGATAGAAATTGGAAATCAAGAAATGATGAATTTAATTATGATACTCCATTAAATGATTTGTATACGATACTGGAACTAAAACAAGGCAAATCCGATGCCAACACTTAACTTTACTTTAGACCCTATGGAATTACGTGGATTTATAACAGGTTTAGAATTTGCGCTTAAAGCGTCTAGTGACTACTCCGATTATGAATTTGGCGAATACGAGGCTATGTTGAAAGAAAAAATAGAATTCTTTAGTAATGTTAAGGGATATCAAGATTGGTTAAAAGAACAAGGCAAATCCGATGAGTGAACTCGAGCATACTGCATGTTTAACTAAAGATGATCTAAATTATCCACTTTGTATAGGTGACTGGGATATTTGCTTTAGATCACATACAGGCGAACCATACTGGGCTAGATATGTTATTAATCAAGTGACAAAATTATGCGATTTAGGTGCTAGCGATGATATTTTATCTGCGAGAAGAATGCGATGAATCCTAAACACGATGATCTAGTTGATTACGCTTGGATTGCAGTCATTTACACGCTAACTTTTTGCTTCTGTTCATCAGTGTTATATGGTTTATATAAATGGATATTTTGTTAACCGAATGCCGCCATACCTTTTGGGTAAAATCACACGCCATTCCTTGCGTGGGCATGAGTAGGAAATTGGCTGACGATACTTATCTGGGTAGTACTTTAAGCTAGACACGCGACTTGCCAACAAGCGTACTTATCGAGCCATATAAGGGTAGGGAAAATAGGCCAAAGAATTATAGAACTGGAGATAGCTTAAGGCGGTGATAACCTAGGATAAGACCGTAAAGCAATGGGCTTTAACCCCATAGATGTAGGTGCAAGCCCTACTCTCCTACGAATTATGGCAATCGTCGTATAGAAACTAGTACACCTGCGTACGCGGAAACGCTGGGATGAAAACACCAGCCGATTGCCAATTATTAGGAGAGTGAGGATGAGTGATAGATCATTTGAGTTAGCTGGACATCTAGCTGGTAGTTATCATGCGCTAGAATTTAAGTATGAGAAGTTATTAGCGTTTGTTAAAGCTGTTTCAGCATCAAAAATATGGGGTAATGATGCAAAAGAACTTCTCAGAGAAATAGGTGAATCAGAATGAGCGACATAATCAAAGAACACATTGAGCATTTAAAAAAACAGAGAAGAACTGCGCAAGCGCAAATTGAGCTAGATGAGAAACGGTATGCTGAAAACCGCCAGGAATTAGAAAACTTGAATATCTTAATTGCTAAATTGGAAGCGCCAGAATGAACTATAAAGCCCTGAGAATGTCAGTACTGCAATTCATTGGAATCATTTTAGCAATCGCATCATTCCTATGGATAGTCACGCATCATCCCGTGATATATTTATGGATATTCTGCCCAGTAGCAGCATTCTATATATTCTACTGTTTATATAAGATCAATAAATATAAGAATCCAGAATGATTAAACAATTAAAATGCTGGTTACTAGGCCACAATATTGAAAAGGAATTTTTTAGAGTTCCTGTATATGAATTTTGGAAAAAGCATGAAAAGGGATATCAGGTTTCTGACCAAGAGTCAGATCAAAATGAAATAGAATGGTGGTGTCATCGTTGTTATGAATATATAAAGAAATAAACCCAGAATGATCTATTGTCGTGGCTTGTGCGTTATAAGACCCTTAAGGTGGCCGAGACAGTAGATCATTGTGGGTTTAATGTAAAAGGTAAAAAATGAATAATTATCCGCGTGGAAAACTCAATGAACACGATGAAGGCGAAACGCCTATGGCGATCTACATTGAGAATAACGTCCTGATGATAGATTTTGGTAAGCCTATAGTTTGGATTGGGTTGCACAAAAAGATGGCGTTATTGCTTGTTGATGCCCTGAGTAAAAAGATCGAAAAAATGATAGATGACCATTAACCACCTTTAACTTCTCTTCTAAAGGGCATAAAATAGCCAAATATTATTGATATAATGGACTATTTTATAATGCCGAGAAAAGACCCAGAAAAGTGTTCAAAAATACGCGATCGGGTTGATAAATGGAATAAATATTGGACAATTAACCGTTCTTTATACTATGAATGGATAGATTTTGTACTGGGCGACCAGTGGCGTGAGGATGAGTCCAAGTTATTCGAGCGGTATAATAAAATACCGTTGATGATGAATAAGCTCGGCGTACTCTATAACCATTTGCTTGGCGACCAGATACAAAACACGCCTAACCTCGTCATTGCCCCCGATGAAGACGTACCAGCCGAGACTGCACAGACACGCGCTCACCTCGTTAAGAATATCAACCTTAACTCAGATACAGCAACGATATTCCAGACGGCTTACGGGCAAGCGGTCATTGGTGGATATAGTGGTTTTTATGTTGGACATGATTACATTGATGAAGATGCATTTGATCAGGAAATAAAATTATATGGATTTGAAGACCCAAACCGTTGCTACTGGGACATTTCAGCTAAACACGTCTGTAAGGTGGACGGGATGTACAGTGGATTCCAGACCCGCGTATCGCGCAAGTGGTTCCGCGATAAGTTTGGCAAGGACATCGAGAGTCAGATTGGCACAACAAGCATTACCGAAGACAGCACGATGGCTTTTGCTGATGACGATTCCATTACTTTGTTGGATGATTTCGAGCGCGAATTGAAATCAGAAACAATTTATAAGATGTCTGACCCGAATGATCGTCGAGGTAAGATTGTAAATTCTAAGCAATATGCCGAGTTTACGAAAGAAAAGATCAATGGTAAGCGATTCATCCTAAATGCCGAAGGGTTCCCGATCACGGTGCTTGATAAGCGTGAAACATTACGTTCCACGATCAGGCATTCACAGGTTGCAGGTGATTTTGTCATTGAGGAAGAGGATTTTCCGACTAAAAAGCTATTGCCAGTCATATTTGTTGATCAAAAGAGCTATTTCTCCAAGCAAGGGCAGCAGATCACACGTTCATTCTTCAAAGATGTGAAAGACCCACAGAAATATTTGAATTATTTAGCTACCCAAATGGCTTACATTACGAAAGTATCAAGGTATGATCAGTTTATTATGCCTCGTAAGTGCGCCGCTAATCCTGACACGCAACAACAATGGCGCGACCCATCAGTCGTGCGCGGGGCATTATATTATGATGAAACCCCTAGCGGCGCTGTACCTGAGCAATTAAAACCGCCTGAACTATCGCAATCCCTCACCCAGCAATATGAACGTACTTTGATGGACATTCAGAGCGGCACGGGTATGTACAATACCCAGATGGGTGAGCAAGGCAATGAGGTGTCAGGCACAGCCGTTAAGCGTCGCACGCGACGTGGTCAGACTAATACCCAGACACCGCGCAACTCGGTTGATATTGCGATTGCGACCTCTGGTGAAGTGATTAATGAGATGATTCCTGTATTGATGGGCGGAGAGCGCACGGTTGTCTTGAATACCCCTGAATCAGAAGAAAAGCGCATTACGATCAACAAGCCAGCCGATGAGTATGGACTGGCGATTGAA